GAGCCGGGCACCCTGGGCTTGCTCGGAGCCGGCCTGTTGGGGCTCGGGGCCGCGCTGCGTCGGCGTCGCCGCCAAGTCTGTTAACCATCTATTTCCGAGACATTGGCTGGCGGGCATCCTAGATATGACCCACTGCGGCGATCACCGCAGTTAAGAGCGCGGCGCCAGTCTCCGAGGTTCTCCTTCGTTTCCGGTGCTGCTTTTAGCGGCCCCTGTACTGCGTTCCGGGCGTGATCGGCCGGGGCGAAGGAGGACATTTTGTGAGCGACGCACCTCTCGATATTCGCGAAAAGCTGGCGCACATCGATCTAATGCTGGCGCAGCACGACCAGGCTCGGGTCGGTATCGATTTAAACCGAACGCAACATGATCGTGTGCGGCAGGAAATGAAATTGGCGCCATGGGCCTTAGTGGTATCCGGCATGACCATGGGGGCCGCATTCTTCGCCGCCGGCGCGGCTTTTTTCAAACTGCTCGGGGGCTAGGCGTGACGGCAACCAAAGCGGTAGCGATGATCCTGCTGGCCGCCGCCGCGATCTCTGCGGCGGGCGGTTTAGCCGGCCACCTCTGGCCGCAAGGCGCGCAGCAGATCGTGGTCCGGCTGGAACAGCCGCTGGCGGTGCGGGTGCAATGAGCGACGACGTGGTGAACTGGAGGTTGCTGGGGCAGCGGCTCGACCGCATCCAGCAGGACATGGGCTTGATGCGGCTGCGCGACGAGCAGCGTGAGGCGGGGTATCAGGCGGTTGCGGTGACCCTATCGCGGCAGATGGTCGAGGTGACGGCGGCGCTTGAGGGGCGCCTTAACTCCATCGATGACCGGCTGGACGGAATGGAGGACCAGCTAATCGCGATGTCGCTCAAGCTCGATGCGCTGGCGCAGAAGTGAGTGACATGTGTCACCCCGGTTCGGCGGGCCACCCCTAAGACGCAGAAAAAGCCCGGCGGGGGCTGCAATTCCGCCGGGCTTCTCCGAGGCACGTGCTTTAGACAGAAGGATTATAGCATATGGCAGAATTGTTTGCGATTGCCGGATTTGCCTTTTTTATCTTCATGGCGTGGATGTGGTTGGGTGGTTGGTTATTGCTCCGGGGCAGCAAGCAGCCCAGTAAGCGCTGATTGTTCGGGACGGCGCAGGAAGTAGTTCATCGCCGCCCGCCCCCGAGGGGAGTACATCGCGCCGAGCCCGACGCCGGCACCAAGAAGGCCGCCCATTGTGATCGGGTCGAAGAGTGCCCCCGTACCAGCGGCACCAGCGCCTAAAGCGGCAAGGCTACGGTACGGCGTACCGCTGTCCGGCAGCGTATCCCCCAGCAGCCGCCGGCCGCTCTCGGCGAAGGGTTGCATCAATGCCCGCCCTGCCGCAAAGCCGCGGTTCCTCAGTGTGGGATCCATCTGTCGCGCGGCGGACTGAAGTTGTGCTGGAGTAAAGACCCCATACTCCGACGCGCCGCCCAGGCCTGTTCCCATCCTGGCTGCGGCCAGGTCAACGCGCGCAAGCTTGGCATAAGCTTGGTGAATGTTCTGTAGTTCTGCTGCATGTGCGGGGTTGCTGCGGACCTGTAGATCGCGTAGCTCGCCTTGTAAGTCCTGCACAAGCCTGCCATACGCACGATCGGCCGGCAGCGGGCTGTATCGGTTTTCCCGCGCCACTGTGCCGAGCGTTGACTCAGCATCGCGAAAAGCTTGACCGGTGAGACCGCTGCCGCCGGTCAGCCGATCCATGACCTCGGTGCGGAAAGTGTTGGCGAATTGCTGCCGATGGTCGGCCGACAACATCGTCGCCCGGCGGAATATGTCAGTCAGGCCGGTCCCGAATTGCGGGTCGAGCGTTACGTTGAGGTTTGGCGTAATCTGGTCGTATCGGTTACCGACTATCGTCTCGGCCGCATCGATTGCCTGCCGCCCTAGTGGGGTGTTCCTGGGGAGCTGCTCATCGATATGACCGAGCGCATCGTTGACGGCGCCGCGGTTGAACTGCTCGACGGCGCCGGCGCGACCAGTCTTGATAAAGTCGCCGAGCCAGGGGATCGAGGCGAGGCCTTGCTCGATCCGGCCAACTGTGCCGCCCAAGGCTTGCCCCAAGGTCGGGTTGACCCCCGCAGCCTCCATGTCCGGGGTCATGCGGGGGCGTGCCTTGAGACCGGCAGCGGCTATCGCGCCACCGGGGATCAGCGAGCCTAAGACCCCGGCTCGCTCACTGCCGCCGAATGCTTCCGATGCAATCTGCCCAGTAGTGCCTGAAGCCGCTCCCAACCCAGCATTAAGTGCAGTGCCGCCGGCCAGTGGTGCCAATGCAGCTCCGGTGCGTAGCAAGGCGCCGCCGGCCCCAAGTGCGCCGCCGCCGATAGCGCCTTGCGCCGCCGCCATGCCGACCCGGCCGAGGGGGGTTGTTGGTTGATATTCCGGTATGCCGGTTGCGTTGAAGACTGCCGTCCCCGCGCGCTCAGCGAGCTGTGCCGGAGATGGGATAGTGGCGGCTTGCTGTTCTTGACGTTCCATCCTTGCCAGGTCCGGGGACACTAGCGTCCGCAAGGGTGCTAACGGATCGGTCAGTGCCCCGGCTAAGCCTGTGACCCCCCGCACCCCGGCGGTCATTGCCGCTCGTCCCCAGTCGCCCCAGGTCGAGGGAGCCTCGCCACCTGGCGTGTCGAGCCTAAAACCGGGCGGCAACGGCGGCGGGACGTCGGCGGGTGGCGCCGCGGCTTGATCGAGTTTGAAGCCGGGCGGCAGGGGTGGGAGATCAGACATTTACTGTGGCACCCATTGGCCATCGCGTAGGATCAGCTTTTCCCCCTTTGGGCCAGTCGCAGTCGGCAGCGGCGGCGTGTAGGGCGTTGGCACCGGCACGGTCAGGGGCGTCAGCGTAGCACCTGGCGCAATCCCGGAAACCCGCTGATTGTGCCGGTTGATGATGTTCAGCGACGCCCGGTCGTTGATGTCGAGGATGCGGCGTATCGAGGTTTCATCCAGCGTCACCCGCCCGGCCGCCATCTGCGCGGCATATTCGCGGTCGGCGTCCGACAACCCGGTACCGGAGCCGAACTGCTTGATCATCCTGCCGACATTGCCGGCCGTAGTTGCCAGGTAGGACTCGGTGTTGGCGACAGTCTCTTGCGTACTCCTGCCGCTTAGCTTTAGTGCATTGCCGAGCTTTGACAGAGCGGTCACCCGGTCTGCGCCAAATCCGGTGATAACCCCGCTGTCGAGCAGCCGGCGTGCTTCTTTGTTGGTCTCGATCGTGGTTGCGGCATCAGTTGCCAGTTGTTGGTTATCGAAAATAGCCTTGGCCTCGACCGGGCCAAGGGCGGTTTCCGTTGGATTGTAGACCGGCTTACCAAGCTTCACGCCACTCATCGCCGGAATGCCAAGTTCTGGAACAGCGAGACCCTTTGAAACCATTGCAAACTGCGCACGGGTCATTGGCACCTCACGAGGACGTGCCTCGCCAGGCAAAGTTATGGTTGCGGTAACTTGCTCATTTTCTGATTTGAATTTTTCCTTGGCGATGTCGACCGCTGCCAAACCCTCCTGAATACTGGTGATTTGTTTGTAACTGCCATCCGGCATCTGCACCAGGCCGCCTTTAGTCAGAAGTTCTTTGGCAATGTCGAGGTCGCTCTGATGGGTAGCGTTTTGCTGGATGTATTGCTGTTGTGCAGCGGCGATGGCGGCGGCCTTGGGCCCCTCGAAGGGAAGCGCACCTAGCGCTTTCGCGCCTTCCGCCTGCATCAGATAAGCCGGCGATTTGTAATAGGTGTCCAACAGTGACTTAAACGGGTCGCCCAGCCCGGCCATCTCGAACATGGCGTTAAAGGAGGCGAGTTGCTGCGGTGTCATATTGAGGCCGGGGATCTTGCCACCGGCAGTCACGGCAGAAGCGGCGGCAGCGGATGGCATGCCCGGCACACCGCCGCCGGTATCGGCGACATTCTGCAAGTCGCTGCGTTGCAGGCGCGGGCCGGACGGGATCACGGTGTCCTGGCCGCCGACGGCTGCCATCAAGGGTTTATTGGAGGCCCATGGCTGCATGCCGCGGGTCTCTCTGAGCGCCTTTGCTGCAGCATCCTGCACCTCGCGCGGCGCATCGATGGCGCGCGGGTATTTAGCCAGGTCGATCCCGGCTTTCGGGGCGATGTCGCGCCAGGTCGGGTCGTTGATCTGGTAGTAACCACCTGATGTCGAGGTGGCGTTGACCCGCTGCATGATGTTGCGGTCGCCGCTTTCGTACTGCCGGGTCAGAGCAGCGAGACGAGCGTCACGATCACTGCCCGGGAGAACATCGCCGGGGTCTTGCCCAAACGGCACCTTGGGTGCGTCGTAAGTGTAGCCCTGCTCCCATGCACTCTTGGGCTTGTTCAGGTTGGCCCTGGTCGGGAACGGCAGGTCGACCCCGGCCGGCGCCGCCTCGCCACTCAACCGTTCGATCCGGATGTTCGACAGGTCATCCCCACCCGCTCCAGGGGCGGTTTGGTCGAAAGGGAGGCCGGCCAGCAGCCCGCCCCCCTGCCCCATCTGCGGATTAGCGTCCGGTGGTGGCGGCAAGAGGCCGGATTGCTGTTGCGGTCCGGGCGGCAGGCCAAACGGCGACGTGCCGGGTGGCGGGAGCCCGATCTGTGAGGTATCCGGTAAGCCAAACGGCGACATGCCGGGGCCGGGGAGCCCGATCTGCGATGGCGCTCCTCCAGGCGGTGGCGGTGGTGCGTTGCTGGCAAGCGGCCCACCGGTAGGTGCTCCGGGAGCGGCCGGAGCAGGCCCCAACGGCACCGCACCCGGAGCCGGCGGGGTGTCCGAGGGCGACTGCAAAATGTCGCCACCGGCAGTTTTCCAAAAGAACGGGAGGACTTTTGCAGCCAAATCCCGCTTTTGTTTTAACGCCCGCACCTGCTCCGCGACCTGCATGCCCTTCAGCGCCTGCTCGGTCATGTCGCTGCCGGTGCCGAAAGCTCCCAAGGCACCGCCCAAGGCGCCCAGGGTATTGACCGGTACCCGCTGCGGCTGCGCCGCCTGCCCCAGTTTTTCGGCCATTCTAAAGAGGCCCTGGCTTAGCTCCCGCTGCTGCAGTGCCCTTTTTTGCTCGGGCGTAAACAGGTCGCCATAGAGGTCGAGGGGGCTGCCGCCCCCTCCTCCTAGCAGGCCGCTAAGCCATCCGCCGCCGCTAGAAGACGCCGGGGCGTCCCCCAGGAGGGCCATATAGCCGGTGGTCTCCCGCTGATCCGCCATAGGTAGTGTCCCTTACTTGGCCGGCTTGCCGTTCTTGGGTTGCGTCCTGGCTTCCGGCGCACCTGGCCGACCTTGCGCTTCTTTCTCATGCGCCGCGGCCTGCTCTTCGTGCGCCGCCTGGGCGACGCCGTGCTGCGCCTGGTCCTTTGGGTTCTGCGCGGCTTCACCGTGGATCGCCGCCGCCTGGCGGTGCGCTTCGGCGGTCTGCTCGTGGCTCTCCCGGTGGGTCGGTACCTCCGACATCGGCCGCCCCGGAACCGGCGGGGTCTGGCCCTGCACCGGAGCTGGGACATAGCCCGGGGTCGAAGCTGGTTGCGGCGCCGAGCGGCCGACACCGCCCGAACGGAACTCGCCTTGCCGCATGGCCTCGACGTCGCGCTTCGACTGCTCGACCCGGTCTGCCGCGTCCTTGGCGCGCTGTTCGTGCATTCGCTCGCCTTGCTGCTTCGACGGCTCGACCCCGTCCGACACCCCCATTGCCATCGCCAATTCTTCCGGCGGGGTCTCGGCCAAGACCAGCGCCTGTTGCGCCTGGTGCCACTCGGCTTGGGTGCGCGCTTGCATCAGTGCGGGCTCGGCGTTGGGGTCCTGGTTCCGCCCGCCATAGGCTTCGAGATCGCGCCTGAGCCCCTCCGACATCTGCCGCTCGCCCGGCGCGGCACGACCTTCCGCCGGCGTCGTGCCACCCCTGGTCGCGCCGCCTTCCGGCGGGATCATCTGCAAGGCTTCGTAATAGAGTTCTCGGAGTGCTGCGTAATCAGACATCTGGGTTCCTTTCCTGGTGGATCTCGGCGGCGATCTCTCGCTCCGCCCGGTGCCAGAACTCTTCGTCCCGGCCTTCTGGCTGACCGGCCTCTTGCCATAAACGCTGGGCCCGCGCCCGGACGCGCTCTTCCCGGGGGGTCATGTCACCGCGCATGTGCTGCTCCTTCCAAAGCCTCGACCCGAGCTTGCAAATCGCGCAAGGTGTCGAACACCGAGAACAGCCCGTCGGTATCGACAAAGGCGTGCGCAAACACCGTACCCGCCACCCCAAGGTCGCCCGCGATGTTGCCGGTTCCGGCCACCCCGAGATTGCCGTTCGAGTTGACCGCGTTACCGGTGATGACGTTGCCGCTAATGTTGCCGGGCGAGGTGAGCCCGCCACCGGCAGTGATTAGGCCGGCTGAATTGATATTGCCGTTGCTGGTTAGTTGGTTGCTGCTAATGACATTGCCGGTGATGTCGCCGGCGAAGTGGCCGGTGGTCGCAGTTACCGTACCGGCGACATCAACATTGCCGTTACTCGTCAGTTGCTGCCCGGTGACGACGTTGGCGGTGATGTTGCCGGTAATCGTGCCACCGGTGATCGGCAGGTACGGCAATGACAGGGTGCCAGCGATGATCTGGTCGTAAAATCGCCGGACGGCGCCCATCATGGCACGGGCACAGTTGTTCACCGACGAGGGGCTCTGATTTTCCGGCCAGCCGTCCGGCGGCGGTTGGTTGTTGCTCTCGTCGACCGGCGACCAGGTAGAGATGTCTGCCATCAGTTCTTGCTCATAAAGGAGTTAAGCGCGCTGCCCAAGGCCCGCTCGTAATTCACCATCTTGTATCCGCTGGGGTGTTCGATGACCGCCTGGGGGTCGACTTCATCAGCCATAAAGCCGATGCGTTGCTGGTTATCGCCCTTGTACTTAAAGGTGTGGATCGGCAGATCGCCAATCTTGCCGACGACCTGGTCGTCCTCTTTCAGGCGGCGATCGGAAAACGCGGTAGCAAGCCCGCCGACCCCGGATAACAGGCTGCCGATCCCGGCAACCGGGTTGGAGAAATAGGGTGTCGTCTGGGTGCTGCTGCCTTGCTGCGGCGAACCGATCGTGTGCATGAATTGCTCCAGCCCCTGCCATGGCGCCTGCTGCACCCCGTAATAGCGCGCCATCTGGTCTTGGATCTGCTGCTGCTGGAACTGGCGGTATTGCTGGTCTTGCGCGGTGAGACCAGTCCCCGCCTGGATCGTCGCCTGCGGCCCCGAGTAAGCGGCCTGCGCCAGGCCAGGGTACATCCGCAAGGCGTCGAGCGAGTTCTGATTGCCTTGATTGAAGCCACTCGATAGCCCAGCGGTGCCGGCCAGCGAGGTCGCACCGTATTGGTTGGCGGCGTTTTGCGCTGCGGTTTGGCCCTGCCAATACTGGTTCCCGGCAGCACCCTGGATGTTGGCGGCCTGCTGCGCTCCGGTCAGGCCGAGGCCGAGGCCGGCATTGTAGAGCTGGCCATAGTTTTGTGCGGCGGCGTCCTGCGCCTGGCGCTCCCTCGCGTATTGCTGTCCGTAGAGGTTGCCCGACAGGTCAGAGAGGCTGCGGCCGAGGTTCTGCTGCGCCGTGCTGGTAAGCCCGGCCTGGGTGCCCGAGCCGTACCGCCCGGCCGCGCTGGCGGCGGCATCGAGCGACGGTGCTACCGATGTCTGGTAGTTGCGGGTCACCGGGTCCATTGCCGACTGGACCATCTGGGCCATGTACGGGTTGGAGTTCAGGTAATAGCCCGAGGCTGTCTGGCCGAGCTGCGACAGTCCGAGATTGTTGTTGGCGGCACCTTGGGCGCCATATGCCATCGAGGGGGCGGCGTATTGCCCGACCGCACCCGCGTATTGCTGACCACCCTGCCGCGCATCGTTCTCCAGCGCCTGATAGTTATTCATCACCGGCCCGGAGCCGCCGGCGAACTGCTGGTAAAACGGATAGGCCGGGTTGTAGGCCCCGCCATATTGCCCGCCAGCGGCTTGCTGGAATGCCGTGTTGGCAGTCGGCCACATGCCGGCAGTGACGTTCTGCCCGGTGTTGTAGAGGTCCTGGTAGCCCTGGGTTTGCAGGGTGTTGGGCGGGATATAGTCGGCCAGGGTTTGGCCCGGGTAGTAGGTCTGCGGGTCGTTTTTGTAGAGGTCCTGGGCCTGACCCCAACCGTAGTTGAGATAAGGTTGTTGTGCCACCTGCACCGGGTTAATGGCGGTACTGGTGGCGTTGGTCTGCGACGGCTTGCCCATCTATTCAACCCTTCGCAGCATCGCGATGTCGCCGGTCGCTTCGGCCCCCCAAGCGCGCAGCCACCCGGGGCGGCCAAGCGTAGTGATGCACTGACACCCGGTTTCCCGCGCGTGCCGGTCAATTGCTTCAATCAACGGCTTGATCCACATTTCCATGTTGCTGCCGCCGGCAAAGATCATTTCGAGCGCGCGGCGGCGTGGGTATTGCTTGATCTCGGTGACAATGACGGCGGCGACCTTGCGGTCTATTTCACAGATCCAGATACCTAACTGGCCAGCAAACGCCGCCCGCAAGACATCGACCGGCTCATAAGCACCGCCGGCCCGGCGGGTAGACTTGGCAAGGAGCGGCGCGATGTACCGCCAGCGCTCCGCCAGTTCATCGAGCGGCGGCAAGCGCACGACGACTTCAGGCAACCCGCACCATCAAAACAGACCCTGCGCGGTAAACCCCGCCAACCGGTACGCCTGCCGCGGCCGCTGCTGCATCGTTGGCCGCATCGACCGGCACATTGTTGGCGCGGGCGGCAAGCAAGTTAAGGCTCTCCGCCATGCCGCGCAGCCACGCGGCCCAGGCTTGCGGCGGCTGGTCCGGCGGCACTGTGGGCACGGTGGCGGTGAGGGGGGAGTGAGCGGCCATCAGTAGAGCGCGAACGGCCCGCGCTGCAGCAGCTGATTAAGCGGCGAGGCAAAGGGTGATTGCCCTTGCTCCCGAAATCTCATAAAGCCGGTTTGAGCTTCCGGCCACACCTGGCCGCCCTCTCTTTTAAGGTAGCGGTTAAAGCCCAATTCGTTGGCCAGCAAGTCCTCGCGCCGTCGCGGATCGTCGTCCGGCAAATTCGGCTCGCCCATGTTCGGGTTGTAATACGGCCCGGGGGCCATATACCGCCCGCCCTCTTGGTAACTCGGCCGCTTCAGGATGCTGTCCTGCACTACCAGCGGCAGGCCCGCCGGCAATTGCGACTGCGGCGCACTGGACAACATCCCGCCGCCGCGCAATCCCAGTGCCTCCAAGGTGCCGGGATCGATGCGCTCGCCCTCAAGATCGGTCGTGGCGCCGCCCAGGCGGTAGCGTAAGGCGTCGAGCACGTTCATCATCGCCGCTTGCCCTCCGGCACCAGGTCGAGGTCGATCCCGGCGAGATGATGAAAGCTCTGCCCCGCCGGCATCTGCATACGAAACCGCAGATATCGCCCGGTAGCGCGCTGCGGGCACTCCCCGATCTCATTGAGCGCGACCGGCGGATCCCAGGTGACGGGATCGGTCTGCCGCTCGCGGTGTCCGACCGCGATCGTCGCGGTGGCGTTGCCGTCATTGAGGGGCCGCGTCATCCGCACCCATGCCCGCCTGCCATCGTTTGGCTGCATCTCGGCGGTTTCTAAAGTAGGCGCCATCGCCGGCCCGCCACCGATCACCAGGCGGTGATCCCGGTCGAAGAAAGAGAGGCGGCTCGCCATGTTGCCGGTCCAGAACGGATCGTCAAAACTCGGCTGGATGGTGTCGAGGTCGCCGAGCCCGTCGATATTATCGAGATTGTAGGTCGTGCCGTACATCGCGACCGTCATCCACTCGACGTGCGTCAGCGGCGGATCGAGGTCGATGTAGGAGGCGCGGGAAAGCTCCCAGTTGTAGACGAAGAGACGGCTGAGAAGCCCGTTTGAACCGACCGTTGGATAGGCCCAGATGACGCTGCGGGAGCGCGGGTCGCGGATACCCTGAACGTAAGTCAGGTATTGGTCGTCCAACTCGCGCCAGAACAAGGCGTCCCATTTCTGGGCGCCGACCGGGTAAGAAGCACTACCGTCAAAGGCAGCAAAGCCGTCCGAGCTGAGATAGTAACAAACCGGCCGGACGGCGCCACTCTGGTCGCGCGCGTGATCCACCACCACCGAACGCGGCGCCATCGTGCCGCTGGCACCCTGAGCAATTCTAAACTGGAAAATGAGCGGCGGTCCCGTGAAGGAGGCTGTGTAAATCCCCCTCTCGCAGAAAATAACGACATCGCTACCGGGAGAAAAACCGGAGACCAACTGGGTGACGTTACCTAGATCAGTCTGAACCAGGTCTTGGTAATCGCTCATGACCTGTTGGGCTTCCACCGATCCCGGCAAGGGAAAACTGGTGGGATCATTTATCGACGACCACCACACCCGGTAGGGCCGCGGCCCGTCCACGTCGTCCACCGTGTTGCCGACCATCAGGAAGTCTTTCACCACCGCGACGTATTTGGCGACCGGCGCAGGCGCGACGACCGGGTCGGCCAGCGGGTCACCCGGCTGCAGATCGGCGAAGTTAGCATCCCCCAAGGCCAGGCTCTGGATCGGGTCCACCCCGTTGGTCGCGATGATGCGGTCGCCAAAGCTGGTCATCGACCAGTGACCGCCGGCCAGGAGAACAGGCGGCGTGGCATAAGCCCCGCCGGCGGTGCGCGAGGCGTCCGCCAAGGTCGTGCTGGTCGGCACCACCTGATAGAGCTTCTGCCGGTCGCCGGCGAAGATGTAGACCTGCCCGTCCGGCGCCCGGATGCTATAGGAACCCTGGCACGGCTCGTCCAAGGTGTTGTCGCTCCACGGCACCGCGGTCGGCATCGGGCCGTAGGATTTCTGGGTCAGCGGCACGCAGTTCTTGATCACCGGGCTACCGGTGTTGCCGAAATCGGGTTGGTCCGGCAGCCATTCCGGCCAGGGGGCGATAGTCATTTGTGCCTCGTCTCAGGCATCGGGGAACGGCGCTACCGGCGGCGTGAACGCCCCGTCGTACCGCGCGACGCCTTTAGTGATCCGCAGATCGTCGATTTGTCCAATCCACCGCCGCCCCAGCGTTGCATCGTTTCCAATGCGGAGTTGCTCGGTGCTGGCGAACAATGCCGGGACGGTGCCCGAACCAATAACCGCGCCGTTCGCGTAGACGCGAACCAAGTTGCTGGCGTTCCGATCTACCGCTAGATGCGTCCAAGTGTTCAGCGTGAGCGCAAAGACGCCCGAAACGACGACATTCCCCGTGCCGGTGGTAGAATAAAAAAAACTTAGCGAATTGCTGCTGAAACCGAACCACCATTCAAGCGGCGAGGATACCGCCCAATGGTTGACAATAGCTGCCAGCGAGCCGCCGTGCGAGGTTGTCTCCCGAACCCAGGCCTCTACAGTGAATTGCCCGGACCCGAAATTCCAATCGGCGCTATTGGCAGAAGCTGCCACCGACGTAGCTGTCGTCACGTCAAGCGATGCCGTGCCCCATTGCTTCTGAGCTGTCGTCAGTTGCGCTCCCGCCGAACCCGTTACACTGTGAGCAGCCGCCGAGTTATCGGTGAATGTCGTCGCACCATTCGTGCCGTCGAAATGGCACAGCAACACGACGTTGGCAAAAGACGGGTCCGTTGGGATAGCTGGCGCAACAAAGTACGGGTTAATCAGCGCCGTCATCTTGTGCCGATCAGGGTGATCTTCAGTCCCTTCGCACCGGTGCCGGCCGCGGCAATGTCGACCGTGATCTCGGCATCGTTGGCCAGCGAGGTGTCCGAGATCACGGCCGGGGTTGCCGCTGTTGTGCTGGTTTTTTCGGTCGCGTCGATCGACAGCGCGGTCGAGAGAATGGTGACGCCGCTCTCTTTGATGTCCACCGTGACGAGGCCGGAACTGCTCGCCGTCGACAGGCTGGAGCGTACCCCCGTCAAGGTCAGCGCCCACGGCATGCGAAAGGTGATCTTCGCCGTACCGGTCGTCAGGTTTGTCGTCTCGTCAGAAACAGCCACCTGGATAGCGTCGGGGCCGGCCGCAGCACCTGTAGCACCAGTGGGACCTGTGGGACCGGCTGGACCTGTCGCCCCCGCCGGTCCTTGAGAACCCGTTGCGCCGGTGGGTCCCTGCGACCCTGTCGCCCCCGCCGGTCCGGTTGCGCCCGTAGGTCCGGCAGGGCCGGTTGCCCCTGTCGCTCCGGCAGGGCCAGCCGGGCCAGGCGGCCCGGGCGGGCCTTCCGGCAACACCGCCGGATTGCCGGCAACCACCCACTTGACGCCGTCCCAGCGCCAGGCAATGCCGCCAACAACCGGGGTAAAGATCTGGCCGACAACCGGGTTGTCGGGGAAATCCATCATTTCCAGTAGACCCAGGCGCTACCGGTCCAGCGCATGACCAAGGCGGCCCCCGGCCCGAAAGCGCTGATTGGCGCCCCGGTAATCGCCGTCCCCGCCGCATCCCTGAGCGACAGAACGGTAACCGGCGCGGCAAACCACAATTCGACTTCCTGGTTCGCCGCTGGCCCCGGGGGAAGGAAAATCGTCAAGGCCGCCAAGGCACCGGAAGTAATCGCCAAAGACTGATCCGCCGCCGTCATCACAATAATGGCGCCGCTGATCGGGGCCTCGGTGCGGAGACTGGAGATCGCCGTGCCGCTGGTGTTGGTCGCCGGGACCCACGCCGCCGAGGTGCCGTCATTGTACCAAATGTAAAGTTGCGCCCCGACACTATCCCACCAGGCATCACCCACGTTCGGGTTCGCCGGCGGCGTATCGCCGACCGTGACAAACCCGGCACTGTCTTGCAGCGGAACCGGGGCCGGAGCCGCCCCGCCGCTGGCACTGCCGGCACCGGTTTGGATACCGTGCGCCCGGATCTGCATGGGGCCGGCCCAGCGTGTCTTGCGGTCGAACGCCTCGATCGAGGCGAATACCGCGTCGCGCCGTTGCAGCCACATCGGCGCCCGCTCGTCGTGGCCGATGTAAAGTTCGGCCTCGGCCAGGGTGCCAAAGGTGTAGGCATCGGGATGGGTTTCCAGGAGCCAGTTGGTTGGCCGGGTAGCGCCGAGCGGCGGCACGCCGACCTGATACATCAACTCGATAGTGCCGCCGGCGGTGGGACCAACAAACAGCCAGAACTCCAGCCATTGCCCGCCCTGACCATCCTCCGCACCCTGGTTGTAGCCGAGCAAACTGTAATAGCGGGGACTGCCACCGGGCTGCGAAAACACTTCCGATCCGGGCGGCATGAACTGCAATTGCAGCCCGTTCAAGGCGACCGACCGGATGGCCCAGCAATCTTGCGGCAACACCATAAACCCGTTCGTGTCCATGGTCAGAACCGCGTGCCGCTCGGCATCGATCGTTCTGAGGCGCCGGTTGGCCTCGGCCTCGAACAGGGTGATCATATCGGGCACGGCGGGTGCCACCAAGGGATCGCCCGGCCGGGCCAGCCAGCCAAGCACCGCCGTTTGCAGCGCAGCATAGCTGTCTAAGGCCATGATTTACCTTGGTTCATTTCCGGTACGATTTCCGGTACGATTTCCGGTACATTTAATTTTACAGCCTGAATGATGTAGGCCGGAGGTGCTTCCACTCCGGATCTTGCAACAGCTTCTTGACCGCCGGCCAGTGCTCGCCCTTCCAGGCGTTGATGCCGAAGCGGGTGAGCCAATCCTGCGCGATGTTGTCCGGGATGCGCGCCGCCAACCAGGCATCCTTGCCCTTGCCGTCGCTCTCCAAGTGGTAGGATTTGTTGGCGTCGATGGCCGGCTGCACATCGGCCCATCTTCTAATGGTTATGTCGCCGGTGGCTTCGTCGTACTCGAAGGTCTCGTAAATGCCAGTCATGGGGTCGCGGTTAAGCAGGTATTCGGTCATCGTCCCATCTCTGAGAAGATTGCAAAAAGGTCAGCATTTCTGAGATAATGCGGCAGCAGGGCGGTGTATCAGCACCGGCCCCGCCACCTGACCACCCCCAGCGATGGAGCGCTGACGATGGCTAAGTCCACTCTATCCCCCGAAGAACGCCTTGCGAAGCGGCGTGTCGATGATCGCGAACGTAGCCGTATATATTATATTGAGCACAAGGCTGAGAGGCTTAAATATCAAAAACAATATGCCGAAGAAAACAAAGAAGCTGTTCGCGCATACAAGAAAGAATGGAAACTAAAAACCAAAGTTGCGCGTCGCCCCTATAACCGCGAGTGGGCTCGTCGCAATCGCCAAGAGAACCCCGAAAGAAGCCGTGCCGCTGGGCTAAAACAAGCCAGACGGTGGCGGCAAGCCAACCTGGAAAAGGCCCGCGCCTATAACCGCGAGCAATCAAAAGCCTGGAGCAAAGCCAACCGTGACATCCGAGCCGCGCAAGCAGCGCTCCGTCGCGCGCAGGTACGGCAAGCCGCCCCTCCATGGGTGGATCAAAACGAACTACTCGAATTCTACAAAAATTGCCCGACAGGCATGCACGTCGATCACGTTGTACCGCTTCGCGGCTTCACCTTTGACGGCTACCGGGTCAGCGGTCTGCATGTGCCTTGGAACCTGCAACGTCTGACAGAGCTTGAAAATGTCCGCAAGAATAACCGAATGAGATTAGAAGATCACATTGCAGCCAATGCGCCAGTCGAGGCGCCGCGCCAGCTAAATCTTCTTTAGAAAAGAAGAGCCGGCCAGTATTTTTCCTGGCCGGCTCTTTAATACTGCGTTACGGCGCGGTCAGATCAAAAATTCCGCCATTTCCGGCTTCATTATTTGCCCTGAGCGTCCACTCTCCCACGAGCATACGCTTCTCCGCATCGCCTGTCTTCGCTAATTCGAACTGCCGAATTGGGCGAAGCCAATCCACACTCCACAAGCTCCAGTTAAGGAGCAACGCATCCCTCACCCGCATGAAACGGTTCGGGATAATCCTGACCGTGCTGACAAGATGTTACGACAGGCTCGCTACACCTGCCGCAGCCCTTGCGGGCTGCTGCATGTTTCCATGCAGTTCAGACTATATCATCACCCCCTGCCTTCGTAGGGGGGCTGGGCGCTTCCGGCCGCTTGGCCGTACTCCCTTGCGGGATAGTCGTTGAACCTTCCGTCTGATACCGGCTCGGCTGCTGATTGCCCTCGACTTTACGTTAGGGTTTTCCAGCAATTCACCCAGTTCTTCGAGACGGCTTACGCCGCCAAGGACCCCATTGAGTCGCCAACGTACACGTCAATCGTAGTAACCAGCTTGCGATCCGACACGTCGTATGTCTTCTGCGCGCCGCCGGCAAAGCCGCTGGCGACCGCCTTGTTCGAGGCGCCGACCATCAGCACGTCGAGGTCTTCCGAGCTGTTGGTGTAGACCGACGCCATTACTGTTTTGAGCATCGCCTCAGTGAAAGCTCTTGGCGTGCCGTCGACCCTGGCGTCAGTACCATCCCCCGTGGGATTTGTGCCCACGTGCGAGACGTTAGTCTTGATCCAAGATAATACCGAAGCAGCTTTGGGTGCTGTCGCCGCCGCGCCAACTACTTTGGCTTGGTTACTAAGCATTATGGCCTCTATATCGACCTTCAACTCCTTCGCGCGCTTTGTTAGCTGATAAGCAAGTTCGGTTCGCCTGCCAGCTTTGTTAACCGCATCGAGCGTCGCACTGATTATTACTTCTTTTCTCGATATCTGCTCGGTTGTTCCAACAGGAACGCTACTCCTGCCGCGTCCCTCGCGGGACCGCTGCATGTCTCCATGCAGGACAGATCATTTCATCACCCCCCGCCTTCGCAGGGGGGCTGGGCGCTTCGGGGAGGCTTCTCCCCTACTCCCCTCGCGGGGATGATCGTTGAACCTTCCGTCTGATACCGGCTTGGCTGCAGATTGCCCTCGGCCTTACCCGTTAGGGGTTCCCTGACAATTCACCCAGTGCTTCAAGACGGCTTACGCCGCCAGGGACCAAGATTTAGTCCGATTGCCCAGCCTTGTCGTGACGCTGGCCGGCGTAAACGTCGCGATATCGTCGCCCTGGAACTGCGCGTTAGCAGTATTCGGGGCGGCGAGACTATCGGTTTGCCATTCTTCTGTTGTTACTGCGGCAGTGCATTACTGCCGCGGGACGGTCATTTCTGCCGGCCTCTCACACTCTCATGTGAGGACGGACTCTATCATCACCACCACAGGCGCGGTGGCGTCTGGCGTATTAGTCTCTGAGGTTAGTCTTCGCTTTCTTGGGTGCAGCGCGCGTCGCTCGTAAGGACCGACTGATCCCCACTCATCGACGCGAGCTTGCTTACGGGCGATGTTGAAACGGCAGCCGCTGTCGATCCACGACTGCATTTTCACGTGAAACCGCATCGACGGCTTGCGTCCCGGCTTGTTGACCTCGTGGCCAACCTTGCCGAGCCGCAGCCCGATGCTCTCCATCACCCGGATCAGTTCCGGCACCCACGGGTCGCAGGACTTGTAGCCCATGTAGAACGAGCGGTTGGTCGCCTGCCAATCATAGCCACGGTGGCGGTGATTGGCCGCGACGAACCCCTCGCTGTCCATCAGCCCGATCACGAATTGCTGCCGTAACTCACGATCCCAGCCAAGCACATACTCGGGAATGCGCGCCTTGCCGCCAGTGTCGGCGACGAACCGCTGCAATAACGGGCGATCGGAGCACAACACGGTCCATTGCGGACTGCAATTGCGCCCCTTAACCGGCTTTTCCATGTAGGTGATCCGGGCCGGGCAGGCAGCAATCGTATCGAATGCCTGCTTTACCGCCTCGGCAAAATCCTGGTCGATGGTGTTCTGATAATAGTAACCGCGCGCGTTGACGCAGCCATCACCAAGATAGACACCGAGGATATAAGCGAAACTCTTACCTGCTGATTGGCCCATAATGTGCGACTTTTCCGCTACGGGGCACACATCTTCGGGCTGTTCCAGCCATATAGCCAGATTTTACTACCACAAATGATAGTTAATGGTAGACGGCGTCTGCTGTACCTCGCCCGACATTGCTCGTAAAAGGTGTATCCGACGGGCTGAGGTTGTAAATCATATCCGAAAGATCCTCGCGGAGGCCAGCCATTCCTGGACTTCCCGCAAAGGTTGTAGCCGTACCTGAGATTATTGCCATGGAAAAACTCCACCACATCAAGGGGTTACCCGCCTAAGCGGGCGTGTTTGATTTCAGAGGATCTCCATGAGATAGCCGATCGCGTCTTTTTCACTGCCGCTACGCTTGAGCGCTGCCATTTTTTCATTGCGGCGTTGGGCCGCCCGACTGTCCGGCCTCTGACGTGAAGCACCGGGCGGTTGTACGGGAATGCCATTGCCGTTGCTGCGCTTCTGCTGAGCCTCCCGGCGGATCACTTTCTGCCGGTCAGCCTGCATCGCCTCCTCGACCACAAGCAGCACCCGGTGATCCACCACCTGGCTGATTTCCTGGTCGGCAAAGCCTTTTTTCTGAAGCCACTGCCGCATCTCCGCAATTTTCCGTGGCCCCTTCTCGGGGTCGGCAAATTCCGGGATGGCCTCACGCAGCTTCGCTTGCTCGGCCTGCACGGTCTGCTGGAATTGCCACGCTTGCGCCTGCTGGCTCTGCGCCGCAACCCGTTGTAGCTCTTGCTGAATACCGCCGATGCGACCTCTGAGAGCGTCGCGTTCGGCAGAGAGCCGCACATAGTCGGCCGGCTGTTCCTGGGCCAGTCGCTGCCAATCGATCTCTTGGAACTTCTGAGCCTCGGGGGCAGCGACAAACAACAGTTGTTGCAGATTATTAGCGTAGGCTTCGCGCTCCTGCTGCACGGTAGCAAAGGTGCTTTCGAGGGCTTTGCGGTGTTCGGCTATCTCTTGGGTCTTTTGGGTAAAGGCTTTGTTTTGCTCGCTCTCCCGCCGGGCAATAACCGCCTGGGCTTCGGGTGAGAGCGAACGAAACACTTCCTTGTCTTCGGCTTTAATCCAACTGTCTGGCGGCTCGATCCCTTGATGGTCCGCATCCTCGCCCTCTTCCGAAGGCTCCAGATCGGGTTCGTAGGGCTCCTCCTCCTCTTCATCTCCGGTGGCCGGATCTTCCGGTCCGGGCTTCGGGTCATTCGACCCTTGCTCACTATCCGCTGCGGGGACGCGATCCTCCGGCAATGGCCGGGTCTCCAGCGTTCTCGGCGGTTGTCGCTTTTTCGGTTTGTCGTCTAGCAAGCCTTCGATGCCCTCCATGACCTGTGCTTCGGTCATGGCGCGGCTGTCGCTGGGCAGCTCGGATATTTCGCCGCCCACAGTGGGGGCGTTGTCGCTCATCTGGTTTGTCCTATGAAAAAGCCCGGCTCAAGGCCGGGCGGTTCAGATTTTCTTGCTCGGCTTCAGCTTGGCCAAGCTCTCGGGCTTTTTGTTCCTGACCACTTCGCCGAGCGCGGCGCGGGCAAGATCGAGAGTGGCGTCCGACACCAAGCCTCCCTTAAACCCGGGCAACTTGGTGTTGTCGGCATCCCGCAACACCTGCTGCAAAGCTTTGACCAGCAATTGCCGATTTGTCAGGCCCTCGACGTTCACGGCTCTTCCGGCGGCGCCAAGAGACCGCGCAGGCGAGGGCGTAAGACCTGCTGGGTCTCACCGCCTCGGTCCATAAATTGGTGCAGCAGCCCATAACGATAATCGGCCGTCTCGGCATTGCCGTAAGACGGCCAATGTTGCCAACCCTGCTGCGCCGCTCGGGCAATCGCCTCGTCCACGGTCAGCGGCTGGGCATCCCACACCGTCGGGATCGAGTATTGCCGGCCACCCGGACCCGGCACCACCGCTTGTAACATGGTCGATACGTCACCCGCCGGCGACACGTAGCTGTCGGGCCGGCGCAGATTGCCCAGATGGTGCCACCACAGGTTCAACTCTTGCGGGCTGAAATCGGGATAGGTCGGGTAATCAGGCATTTCGATCTTCGGCGCGCTGCCACGCTGCTATGCCGGCATTAGCGATCATCACCTGGAGCTGCCCACGAAACCGCTGCATCCCCTGATACACCGCGAAAACCGTCTCGCGGCCCTCGTTGTCGGCTGGCTCGCTACGCTTCCAGGTTTCGATCAGGGCGCGCTCCACCCGGTCCATTGCCTCGTGCAAGACCGGGTTGTCGAGGAGCTTCCTAGCCTCCTCGCCCAACTCGCCCTGGCTTTGCGGCACCGGTTGGGTAGAGCGCCAGGGCTTCTTAACCTCCGCCAGAAATCGGGCAAACCGACCCCAGATCATGCTATAGCCGGACCCGACGGCGGATAGGGCGCGGCCGACCCGACAAGCACTGGTGTAGTCAGGCTTCCGTCCGTCACCGTATTAAGCAGGCTCATCCGCTTCCGCCACCACCACCGACCACTGCCCCTTCATTGTGTTGGCAAAGGCGTCGCACTGCATGCACTGGATGCGACCGTCCTCGTACAGCCAAAACGCCTCGCACTCGCAGTTGCAGACCCAGATCCGGGGTTTTGGCGGTTCCTTCTTGGCGAAAGCGATGACGGTCACGGCCCGCCTTGCCCGTTCGGCGGGCCGACCGGGCGCTGGTCGTAAGCCCCGG